AGGAAATTCTTCATCAAACTTAGCTTGCCATTTAGCTTCATTAATAGGATCTTTAGCATTAGCTTCATCCTTAGCATAGGCCATAGCTGCAGCACCGTAGCAAAGTGCTAGATGATGCTCTGGTCTAATCTCAGGAGATTCATCATATGATTGAAATGAAAGATCTGCTGTAGGCAATACTGAAGCATATACAATCAATGAGTCATCTACAACAGGCTTTCTATATAGATACATACGGCCATCAATATAATTAGTGCAATAGTTATAGACAGTGCCTTCTTTAGTTCTCCAACTCTCTACTGCTCGTAGATCATCTTTATCTACAGGATCTAAAGTCTTACCTGTAGAAACTAGCTCTACAGTCTCTACCCTAATAATCCTAGGATCTAAAGAAACATAATTAGCATAAACACCATTAACATCATTAATGGCTACAGTGAATTCTTCTTTCAGTGGTAAGAGCCTTCTACAAGCCTGTCTTTGGGCTTCATTAAGAAAACTAGTAAGTTCTTCATTAGTCCACCTGAACTGTAAAGAACCTGCTTGATCTTCTTCTAGATTCTCCCACTGTACCTCATATCCACCAAGATCATCTAAGATAGATGTTCTAAGGTGCTTTACAAGTTCTAGTAGTGTCATTTTAATCCCCTATTAGTCGTCTAGGTCAGCGTAAGCTGCTACCACCTGCATTTTAGTAATATGTGAACCTAAAGCTGCTCGTACTTTAGCTAGCTTAGGCATACCTTTGGAATCAAAGCAATCTTCTGCTGCAGTCTCCATCCAAGCCCTAAAGAGTGTTTGTAGTTTTTCTGTTAGATTCTCTTCAAGTGTATTAACGTTTACTAGTGAAGCTAAAGTATCTCCACGCTCTACAGCAGCAATCATCTCTTCTGAAACACATCCTTTAGAGTATGCTTCAGCCCATGCAAAATCTGGTAGTAGTACCCAAGATTCACCTACAATATAAGTATGTCCAGACATCAAAGCCACTCTTTTAGATTGGCCATCAACGGACTTAAAGTTCTTCCATTTAATAGTCATATTTCTTCTCTATACGTAATAGGTTATTTCAAGCTTACCAACACCTGCTGTAGGATCATTGGTAGCACTATCTGGAGGATTCCAAGTAACTGTTGCGATTGTCTCAGCAGCCATAACTGTTCCTGGTAGACATGGATATACTGCTGCAACAGCTATAGAAGATTCTGCTAAGATTTCTTCAGCACCAATAAAAGCGGATACAAGATCACTACCAGCATTACCACCAGCTAAAGTTGCTGCTCCCCAACTACAAGCAGTAGAAGCTTCTGTAGATGCTAAAGAGTTTCCTCCAGTACCAAAAGTCTTTGCATAAACATATAGGTGTGTAGCATCATATGTAGCAGAAACTGTAGGATGTATAGGAGTTGATATATAGTATCCGGTAGAGCCTGTTTTGTTAATACATTTATACAGATTTAAAATTGTAGTAGCTAGATCGGTTCCAATATCTACATCGTAGTCTGCTGCAGGAGACGCTTTAAAAGTATAGACTTTATCATCAATAGTTACTGTATCATTTGCTGAAACATTACCTGTAAAGGTAAGAGTACCCATAGCGGCTGTACAGTTAAAAGGAGTTGTTAGAGTTAATGTAGCTGCAACTACTATAGCATTAATAGGTAGTGTAGCTGCTTCGATACTAGAGGTACTAGAAGTACCAATAATAGCTTCATCAAAGTCTGCAAAGGTAAAGTTACATCTTTTGATTATTAGTTTTTTAGTAGTATTGCTCGTGACAATATCCATTTAGTTACCTCTTTTAGGACGAAAAAAAAGGCCCCTTAAGAATCCTGGTAGGGGATCAAAAGGGGCCATTATAGTGTGATCCCAAGGTAAGATCACATTGTTAGACACTTTGCATGCCTAAAAAGTTCAATTATTAATCTTGTGTGAAGCAGGCTCGACCATCTACAATGTATCGTACAATCAACCTACCAGTACCATATACGGCAGTGGCGATAGATGTATTAGCAACATCATGTACTAAATCGATAGTATCTGGAGCAGTCATCTTAGTCCCTGTAGGAGTTAATGCTGTAGCACCGGTTGAAGTAACACTGGTAGCTGCTAAGTATTCTACGCCACCAATCTTCACTGCGAGAGTATCACCTCCAGATTCACCACCAGTTAGCGTAGCTGCTGCAAATGAACCATGTGTATGGGTTGCAACAGTAGCTAAAGAATTAGCACTTGTACCACCTTGTACGGCTGTTAGTAACATCGTATGTGCTGTAGGAGTTGTGGCAACTACCCAAGAATCACGATGTACTGTACCAACGCTATATTCAACACCTTCTGTACCTGTTCCATTAATAGCTGCTGCCAGATTATCTAAGCATTCCTCTTCAGTACCAATGATGACTTCATTAGCAACTGTAGGACCTGCAGAGAAAGCTGCAACATACTTATAGGTATTACCGGCTACTAAAACTGTATCATTTGCATGAGGGACATCAGTAGTAGTTAGAGTACCTGTAGCCTTCTTTCCTTCTGTATCAAAGGCTTGATCAATGACTAGAAATCCACCAGTAACAATAGCGCCTACAGGTAGATTGATAGCTTCTTCAGTAACTGCAGCATCCGCTCCATACATTGCATCAAAGTCTGCAACACCAAATGTAACGATTGCGCAGATCTCTTCTTGTCTTCCTTCTTTCTTAGTAATAGCCATTGTAGTGTACTCCTATTAACCCTGGGAGAACGCTACACGCCCATCAACCACATATAGAACGACAAGCTCGAAAGCACCAGCAGCTTCAGGAGCAGCAGTATCAATCATGATATCGATAGTGTCCTTAGCTGGATAAACATAACCAGTAGGTACTAATGCTGTAAGGCCTGTAGCAGCGCCATCAACATTATTAGCATACCGATTATCAACTCCACCATCACCAACGTGTACGTCTACAGTAGCAGTCGTAGCATCAGAAATGACTAAATGTCCACCTACAACTACTGCACCAGTAGGTACATCAATTGCAGCATAAGTTCCGGTAGCAGCAACATCATTGCCAGTACCAAAGGTGCCCGTTACACGAGCGCAAACTACTTCCTGGCGACCAGGAGCTTTTGTAATTGCCATATTAGTATCCTCTTAGTTTCTCTTTCAACAACAGGGAGAAGCTAAGAGCCCCTAATAACGCTAGGGGCTCTCAACAAGTTATTATTTAGATGTGATGATCAACAGCGATAACGCCGAAGTCTTCATTAGTACCAGTTTGCTGTGCATAGAACACTGGCTTAACGAAACCAAACATCTTATCAACGTTGATACCAGGTGAAGAATCATACTGGAACCATTTCTCAGACCACTCAGGTGCGCCTAGATCAGCGAAAGCTAGAGCCTGACCGCCTAATAGAAGTGCACGAGCGCCATCTACTAGACCACCACCACCCCACTTAGAACCGCTATCAGCGCCTTTAGTATTGTAAACATAACGATGTTCGTGAATAACGATACCATCAACTGTTACAGTACCACCAGAGAAGTATGGATTGCTTGCACCACGTTCCATACCAGTGACGATAGCACGCTGGAAGTTTGCATCCTTCTTTAGCTGTGCTAGGGCTTCTGGACGAACTAGCATGATGTAGTATTCCTTACCACCTGCGCGAATAGGGCGTACATACTGGTTCTTAGCATAAACGTTTAGATCTACTAGAGCTTCGTAGCTTAGAATATCTGTAGCGTCAACTGAAGCAGTAGCACCAGCAGCTAGGCCAGTGTAAACACTGTTAGCATCACAGGTAACACGTACGTGACGATTAGTAGTTGGAGCACTCACCTCCGCAGCAAACGCAAGTTCTTGGAAAGTAGGATCAGCACGGGTAGAACCATCTAGGTTATACGCATAGCTAACACCGGATAGTGTTAATAGTGCTAACTGATCAATACGATTAGATAACCAATATGCAAGACGATCCCGAGCATGCTCACGGAAGCTTACAGCGGCTTTCTGATTCGCTAACTTACCTTTCTGTCTCACCATTTATGTTATGAATTCCTTTTACACCTACAGTTTCCTATAGGATCAGACTATATCTTCATCTCTTAGAGATGGTCCCTTTTTCGCCACTATACTAAGTAGCTACGCCTTTCGGCTAGTCGTTGAACCTTCCTTATTTCTAAGGCTTGGCTGCTGATTGTCTTCACCTTTAAGTGGTCAGAGTTTCCAGCAATTTAAGGACTGATCGAGATAGATTGCTCTATCAAGCGGCTAGAGATTAACCGTGTGAGATCATATCAAAGGTGATTGTCTCACTGTAGACTTCCATCGCTTCTTCATTCATAATGTTACGATC